CGCTTACTGGGGTGTCCGCTATTGCGGTGCCCGGGGAATTATCAGTACCCGGGCGGGAGTCTGGGCTTGAGGGTGTTGGAGCGATTGGTTCTGTTGGAACTGTAGGTGTTAGCTCAGCAGAGAATGAAGATGGTGTTATAGCCACGGGTTCTGTTGGTACAACTACTCCTAGTGTTTCTGTGGCGTTGTCTGGTGTATCTGCTACAGGCGCAGTTGGGGATATTGGGTTTGCTTACGCTGCTGCAATTACTGGGGTACAGGCCAATGGTGCTGTTGGTACTCCGGGGTCTAACGTTGCTGTAGCGCTTACAGGAGTTACCGCTTCTGGCGCAGTTGGCACGGCAGTGTTTAATTTCCAAGCTGGTAGCGTTGAAGCTATTGGCTCTGTTGGTAATGTTTCGGTTGGCAGTATTACAGTTGCGTTGACAGGTGTTAGCGCTTCAGGGCTTATTGGAGATGAAGTTCCCGTTAAGGCACTAGACCTCACAGGTGTGTCTGCGGCAGGCGCAGTTGGTACAATGTCAATTGGCGCAAGGTTGGTTGCTATTACAGGTAATCAAGCAATGGGTAATGTTGGCAGTTTTGGTGTGTTTTATTGGAGTCTAATTGACACCAGCGAGAACGCAAACTGGCAATTAATTGATACAATGTAGCCAAGTGCTACGTATAAACAGGAGTTTTATATGCCTACAGGCGCAACGGGACAACTAGGTTTAGCTCTACCAGTACAAGGTGAGCTTTCGGGCACGTGGGGCGATACCGTTAACAATGGTATTACGCAGTACGTCAACGTTGCCATCGCGGGTACGCTATCTTTTGCTGGCGATGGTGCAATCACATTAGCTAATACGACTGGCGATGCCACTGCGTCAAACATTGGGTCTACCACCGCGCAGTACATGGTGATTCGTATCACTGGCGCGCTAACAACACCCAAAATAATTACTGCTCCAAGCTACAGCAAAATTTACTTAGTAGATAACGCTGCTACCGGCAGCACGGTTTCTTTTATCCGTTCGGGCCAAACACCCCCAGTATCAATTGCTGCTGGTGAGTCTGCTTTTGTGTACTTCAACGGTACAGATTACATCAAAGTAACTTCTGACTTGATTCTTGGCGGTTACACAACAACTGTAACAGCCGCAGGCACAACAACATTAACTTCCACTAGTACTCCGACACAGTTCTTTACTGGTTCAACAACACAGACAGTTGTACTTCCGGTAGCAGCAACTTTAATTCTTGGTGCGGCTTTTACGATTCATAACAACTCAACAGGCGACGTGACGGTCAACTCGTCCGGCGGCACCTCAATTACGACGGTAACACCTAACACAACTGTTACGTTTACCTGTATTTTGACTTCTGGCACAGACGCGGCTTCTTGGGATTCGGACGTTACTGGCTTTACATCAATATTACCAGTAGTTCGCGGCGGTACAGGTACGTCTAGCCCCGCACTTGTTCAAGGCACCGGCGTAACTATTTCAGGTTCTTGGCCTAATCAAACAATTAACGCTACAGGTACTGGTGGTACAGTGACTGGTGTTAATGTATCAGGTGGCACAACAGGCTTGACCACATCTGGTGGCCCAGTAACAACATCTGGCACGATCACACTTGCAGGTACGTTGGGGACTGCTAATGGCGGTACAAACCTAACATCATTCACATCAGGCGGTGTGGTTTACGCATCTAGTACAAGTGCATTGGCTACAAGTTCTAGTCTTACTTATGACGGGACTTTTACTGTAGCTGGCGGTAGCGTAATGGCTCGGTTTAAAACAGGCTCGGCTACAGATGGTCGTATAGAGTTGGCATATAACGCTACGGATATTGGTTACATCAATATGCCATCAGCTTCCTTGCTTGATATTTATGCAAGGTCAGGTGTGTCTCTTGCGTTTGGTGCAAACGGCTCAGAAGGTATGCGCCTCACCTCAACAGGGTTGGGTATTGGTACAAGTTCGCCTGCGGGTAAACTTCATGTCTTTGGAAATGGTAACAACACTAGTGAAGCAAATGCTTCAGCATACATTGGTGGTGGCTCTACCGAAATGCGGATTTATTTTGGTGTTAATAACTCTAGCAATTACAGTTATATTGGCTCATACCAACAAGGCATTGCTTATCGAGATTTAGTTCTTCAACCTAATGGTGGCAATGTAGGTATTAATACAAGTTCGCCTACACAAAAGCTGACAGTAAATGGAAGCATAGATTTACCCACAGTAAACTCTTATATTAAGGGTGGTGGTCATGATGTTATACAAGTAGACGCGACCTATACATATTTTTACGGCGGAACAAGTGGCGTACAGTTTAGAAAAGCAGACAACACGGTTGATTTGTTTAATATTACAAACGTAGGCGCAGTTGGCGTTGGCGGTTCTAACTACGGCACAGCAGGTCAAGTGTTAACATCTGGCGGCGCAAGCGCGGCACCTACTTGGGCGGCGGCGGGTGGTGGCGGTGCAGGAGCATTCGTCGCCTTTAGTACAACAGGCGAATCAGTTTTTGCAAGTCAAGGGTTTTAATTTTAAAGGGGAAAAAAATGGCACAAACAATTTCAGCGCAGAGGGGCACTCTAAGTCTTAGTCCGAATACCGATACTACGGTTTTTACAAACAGTTCAAGCGGTTCTAGCCGAGTCATTATTAACTCAGTAGCATGGTTTATGACCCCCACTGCTACCTCGCTTATAGCTAGTGGTCTATTTATTCAAAACTCTGCTGGAGGGACTATGATACCCTTTGCTTTGGCCAGAACCACTATGTCAAATCAGTATTGTCAAGTTTATGTGCCGGGCACGGTTCCAGTCGGGCAACTGGGTTCCTCAACAGCAGGACATTTTACTTTCATCAACAATGGTAGTTCGGCTAGCACGAACCCTAATCAAATGCAATTAAACTATACTGGCACTTCCATAATAAGTAATTTCGCCTATTGCCCGAAGACCATTTGGTTGGGGCCAAGTGACTTATTTAGAGCTCGTATGACTAATGACCAAGGTGAAAATATGAATTTGGTTTACAACTTTACAGTTATTACGGAAACTTGATTGGAGAATAATATGTTCATAATCGTTTATCATAAAACTACGAAGAAGCTTATCCACTTTCGGCATGATATGAGTGCGCCTCAAGTGCATACCGCGCAGTATTGGTACAACTTATTCCTTAAGGACAACGAACTAGGCGACGAGAACTACTCATTCGCTGAAGTGACGGTTACCAAGGCATTAAACGATATCGTAATCGGCAACCACGTTTACAACGAAGCCACAGGACAAGTTGAAGCTGATCCGAGTTATGTACGGCCATCCAAACCAACACCTCCACCTGAGACAACGGAGCCAACACCCCCAGCGGAGCCAACACCCCCAGCGGAGCCAGCAAAATGACTTTACAACTGCCGATTGAATTAGCAAACCAGATCATTGGTTATTTGGGCACACGCCCCTACCAAGAAGTCTTTCAATTGATCCAAGCAATGCAGGACGCCGCTAAGCCTCCAGAAGTTCCTGCTGAGCCTGCATCGGAGTAAGTCATGTGGGACTGGACTAAAAAGTCTATTTTTAAAGGATTAGCATGACTACTATTACTTGGACAGTTACAGCAATGGACTGCTACCCACAAGAGGGCGGCAACACTGACGTTGTTTTTACAGTGCATTGGACTTGCGCTGGTGTAGACGGAACATATAACGCTTCTATCTACGCAACCTGCGGTGTGCCGACACCCTCTGGCACATTCACACCCTTCGCTCAATTAACTCAAGATCAAGTACTGGGTTGGGTCTGGGCTAACGGCGTGGACAAGACCGCTACAGAAACCGCAGTTGAGCAGCAAATCCAGAACCAAATTAACCCACCCGTAGTGACACCGACACTACCTTGGGCTGCTCCTACAGTCTAATCATGTGGGACTGGGCTGAAGCATTTATTGCCGCAGCCCTTCTTGTGGCCTTCGTAATATTTGGCACGTACATTATTGCATGGAGTATGGTGTGATAAATGCGTTGGCTCATTCTGTTACTGCTGTTGGGGCTAGTTGGAGCCGTAGCCAAGAATGGCTGTCATGTACGCGAGTTTTGGTCTATTGCTTGGACAATCCACAACCCGTCCGAGCGCCATCAGCAGATGTCAATGTGGCTAACAAACAATGCACAGCACTGTCGATCACAAGATTATGTAGTGATGTGGAACAATTTGTCAGAGTGGGCTGGCGCGGCAGATTCAGCAGAGCTTAGAACTAAAGTAATTCATGGATACAAAGATGCACTTGAGCGAGAGAAGAAATGAAGATCAGCTACGACAAGTGGTATCCGATAGTTCAACCTACCGCGACCACGCAGACAGATGTGTTTGCCAAGCGGGTGGAAAGACTAGACGCTGAACGGGCTTTGCAGGTGCAGATTGACCGGCAGGTGAAGAAGTTCCATCAGTATGAGTACGAGATTTATGAATATAGGATGCGGCAGATAACGCTGAACATTAACATCACAAACCTTAGACGCGAGATTGACAAACTTGTATGACCAGAAAACCGATACCCAGAACGCCGAAGAAACCCGTTTCGGACACCAAAGACAAGCTGACGCTGTGGGTCACGCTGATGGTAAGCACCACCCTGTGCATCTCTGTATTGGCAATGGTGGTCAGCTTCATGTTAGGTTTGTGGGCAAAGGAAGTGGACAACGCAGAGATATTCAAAATGATTTCACCCGCTTTTTCTACTCTTATCGGCGGCATGATTGGGTTCCTGTCTGGTATCAAACTCATGCAAAATGAAGATAAATCTAAATCTTGTAAGGACTGACTATGTTTGAAATATTTGGTGGCATATTGGGCGGGGCACTAGGCGGTATTTTTCGCTTGGCTCCAGAAGTTCTTAAGTTCTTTGACAAAAAGAATGAGCGCCAGCATGAACTTCTGATGTTTTCCCGCCAATGCGAACTAGAACAACTGCGCGGTCAGCAGAAGCTGGCTGAGATTGGGGCACAACGGGAAGCGGCAGTGGATGTAGGGGTCATGGATGCCTTTAATTCTGCAATCGAACAGCAAGCCACAATGGTCAAAGCCGCAGGCGGTTGGGCGGCTAGTTTGTCTGCATCTGTTCGTCCTGTTGTTACATACTGGATTCTTTTGGTCTGGTCTTTTGTGCATCTGTGGTTTGGTTGGAACTCATGGCTTGCAGGCGCTTCTCCTATGGAAGTCTTTAAGATGATGATGTCGCCTGACTTCTCGGCGCTCTTGGCTGGAACAATTAACTATTGGTTCCTTGACAGAACTCTAAAGCAACGCGGTCTATGAACCTAGAACTAGCCGCTGAACTGTGCCGCCGGTATGAAGGATATCGGGCTAAGCCCTACCTTTGTCCGGCTAACGTGGCAACGATTGGCTACGGCTCTACCTACTACGCAGACAAGCGTAAGGTAACTTTGGAAGACCCACCGATGGATGAACCCACGGCTAGGGCGCTTTTGATGATTGAACTGGAGCACACGTACCTGCCCGGTGTTCTGCGTAACTGCCCCGGTTTGATTACAGACGTACGTAAGTGCAACGCCATCGTGGACTTTGCCTATAATTTAGGCGTTGGGCGCTTGCAAACAAGTACATTAAAGAGGAAAATCAACGCCAATGATTGGGAAGGGGCCAAGGAACAACTGATGCTCTGGACTAAAGGCGGCGGCAAGGTGTTGCCGGGCTTGCTTAAACGGCGTACCTCTGAGTGCGCACTGCTGGACTAAAAATGCCATTACAGAAAATACTGTTCAAGCCGGGCGTGAATAAAGAGAACACCCGCTACACCACCGAGGGTGGCTGGTACGAGTCCGACAAGGTGCGCTTTCGTCAGGGTAGTCCCGAAGTAATTGGCGGCTGGCAGCGTATTTCTGCTAACACGTATAACGGTGTATGCAGGTCACTTTGGAATTGGGTCACGCTTAACTTTTTAAATCTAGTTGGCGTTGGAACTAATACTAAGTTTTACATTCAAAACGGCGGTGCGTACAACGACATTACGCCTATCCGCACAACAACCACGCTCGGCACAAACCCTTTTACTGGCAACGGCACAACAACAGTTACTGTGGCGGCTACAGCGCATGGCGCAACCACGGGCACATTTGTTACGTTCTCTGGTGTTACTGGCGCGTACGCTTCAACACTCAACGCTGAATATCAAATTACGGTAACCAGCGCTAACGCGTACACAATAACAACGCCCATTGTAATTGCGGCGGGTGCTACAGGTGGCTCGGCTGTTTCTGCGGCTTATCAAGTTAACGCTGGCCCTGCTTCTGCTGTACCTCTAACGGGATGGGGAGCGGGTGCGTGGGGCGCTGGTACATGGGGTGTAGGCGGTACAAGTGCGGTAAATCTTCAATTGTGGAATCAAATTAACTACGGTGAAGATTTGGTGTTTGGCGCTCGTGGCGGAGCGCTTTACTATTGGGATGCAAACAGCGGGCTTACATCTCGTGGTGTTTTACTTAGTTCTTTGGGCGGCACGGTATCTTTTACCAACGCCTCGCCAACTGTGGTGACATCTACCATACTTTATACTGAAGGTGCAGCACTTCAATTCTCTGGTGGTTCATTGCCAACAGGCGTGACTGCGGGTACTACGTATTATGTGTTTGAAGCTAACGGATTGACTTTTAAGCTTTTGACCGGAGCAGGGGCGGCAGTTAATACAACTTCCACAGGCACAGGCGCTGTGTCCAACATTGTTGACTGTCCTGTTGTTCAAAACAACTTAACCGTATCTGACATCTCACGTTTTATTATTGTATTTGGTACAAACGATTACGGCTCTACCGCAATTGATCCTATGCTGATTCGCTGGTCAGCGCAAGACGATATTTATAACTGGACGCCCGATCCTACTAACCAAGCAGGGTTTACACGCCTATCTCACGGTTCAGAAATTGTTACTACGGTGCAGACTCGCCAAGAGATTACAGTGTTTACCGATTCCAGCGTTTACTCTTTACAATACCTTGGTCCTCCTTTTGTGTGGTCAGCGCAGTTGCTTGGCGACAACATATCCATCATCAGCCCTAATGCGGCTGTGATTGCTTCGGGTATTGTGTATTGGATGGGCGTAGATAAGTTCTACTCTTATGATGGCCGCGTGCAAACACTTAACTGCGACCTGCGCCGTTTTATATTCCAAGACATTAACCTAGAGCAAACTGCGCAGGTGTTTTCTGGCACAAACGAAGGCTTCAACGAAGTTTGGTGGTTCTATCCGTCTGGTGGAAGTAATTTAGTTGATAGGTACGTTATTTTCAATTACGCAGAAAAAATCTGGTACTACGGCACGATGGCACGATCCGCGTGGCTAGATTCAGGATTGCGCGACTTTCCTTTGGCGGCTGTGTATACACCAAATACAAATACTGGCAATCTTGTAAACCACGAACAAGGGTTAGACAACAATGAAACCGGCACAACCGTTGCAATTGATGCTTACATTAGCTCGTCTGAGTTTGATATTGGTGACGGCCATAACTTTGGTTTTGTTTGGCGCGTCCTTCCTGACTTAACTTTTGAAGACTCCGTAAACTCTCCTACGGGGGCTGTGCCTTCAGTAGCTATGACGCTTTACGGTTTGGCAAACTCAGGTTCTGGGGTGACAAGTACAGCCTCACAACCCGTAGCTAAAAGTAGTACGTACGTTATTACAGAGCAGTTTACAGGGCAAATTTACACGCGTATGCGCGGCCGCCAGATGATCTTTAAGATTAGCTCTAACCAGATTGGTACGGCTTGGCAGTTGGGCGCGCCTCGTATTGACATCAGACCGGACGGAAGACGCTAATGGCTGAACTAAACGTAGCTACACCAAATTTGCCTTTGGCCCCAGCGGAGTACGATGCTCGATACTTTGCTCAGCTAAATAATGTCTTACGTCTGTACTTTAATCAGTTAAACAACCCCGGCGATATGGGCGGCGCATCGTTAAATTTAAACATTGAGACACTGCCAACAAGCGCTGACTTTGCAAATCTTAGATCGGGCGATGTATACCGCGACATATCAGGTGGAACTGCAACAAGTTACCCTCTAAGAATTAAAGCATGATATTATCAATAAACCCCTATTCTGAGAGGCAGAAATGAGCCTACAATTAGCCGCCCAACATTTAGCGTCAAGAGGGCGTGGAGATGACTCCATGCTCATCCACATGACGCCTAGCGAAATTCAGAACCTGCAAGAACTTGCATTGGCTCACGGCGGCTCACTGACTATTAATCCTGATACGGGTTTACCCGAAGCTGGCTTCCTATCTAACTTACTTAAGGCAGTTGTTCCCGTTGCGTTGGGCGCTTGGCTTGGTCCAGCTGGCGCTAGTATGGGTGGGGGTTTCTTTAGCTCAGCTCTTGGCGCTGGCGCAGCTGTTGGCGCTGGTACTGCCGCACTGACTGGTGACTTGGGTAAGGGTCTGATGGCAGGTTTTGGTGCTTATGGGGGCTTTGGACTTGGTGAAGGTTTGATGGGTGCGGGTTCTGCTGCCTTGGGTACTTCTGCTCTTGACGCTGCTAAAACTGCGGCTTTAGAACAAGG